GCCACGTCTTCAAATCCCGCCAAGTCGATTGCAATGAAGTAACTACCATACTCAGGTTCCACACCATATTTGATCCAATCTTCTTTAAAAACATCGCTTCCTGCGTTGTCAAAGGATGCTAGGTACTCTTGCTTGAAAGCAAAGGAACTCAGCGTTTTTTTGGCAGACTCAATCTCAGTTGGGTCTATCAATGGATTATCTTGGGTTGTGAAGTGCCAAGACTTCCAATCCTCATCATCAGAATTCTGCCCCAATTTGAACAAGTCGTAGAACCAGTTTCGACCCTTGGGCGTACCAATGAACATGGCCCGTCCCTTCTTATCGGACAAACTAGCCCTGATAACCTGTTCCCAAGCCTCTGGCTTAATGTCGGCAACCTCATCCAAGACTGCATAAGTCAAAGACACCCCACGCAAAGTATCTGGCCTGTCCGCACCACGAACATATATTCTGGCGCCATTGATCAAAGTGATGTCCAAATTATTGACATGACTTCCATGGATAACCTCACGCCCGATCTCTAGCAACAAATCCCAGATAATCTGCCTTGACTGACCCATCGTGGGCGACACATACAGCACCGCACTTCCAGCAGGGCACTTCAAAGCCTCAATGATCAATGTCGTAGCCGCCAACCTAGACTTCCCGCACCGCCGCCCTGCAGCAATCACCTTAAACCTCGTCTTGTCAGCAAACACTTCTTGCTGCCAAGGTAGGAGAGGGAAGTTTAGATCAGCCATTAGTTTTTAACCTCAACATCCTCAATCTCCATGTCCACTACCTTGGGCGAGTCTATGTCCACTCCAATGCCAGTGATATTGATAGTGACTGCTGACCTCTGGCCCTTGTCCTTTTCAAACATACTAACTGGTAGCGTCCTGTCCATGCACATCTTTATAGCCGCCATCTGGCCTGGGTGATCATCATTCAACGCAATCTGAATGACCTTTTGCGTCACATCCTTGCCAGCACTCCTTAGAAGCAGATCCCGCAGCTCCTTTTGCCTTGCGTAATCAGTCTTGGCTATTACGGCTGGCGGGTTGTCAGCGTAACGCTGAATGGTCATAGCTTTGTTCTTTGCGCCCTTTGGTCTGCCAGCTTTTCTTTGTGCGGGTTGTTGCTCTTGTGCTTGATCGGTTTCGGGGTTTGGGGTTTCCACTTTTTTTCCTTTCGGGAAAGGGGGTTGTTGCCGTCATTATGTCTCAATTCGCTTTTTCGGTGGGGCGGATGTACCGTAAAATTCACGAGAGCCGACCGACCCCCTCCCCCCCTATCAAAAGTTAGTTAGTGCTAACAAACTTTGATGTTAGTAAGCATTTACTTACAAGAAACTGCGGGTTTCCACCTACTATTATCCACTTCTACTTCGTACAACCTCCATTATGTTAAGTTATTTTGTGGATATGCACAGGGTATCCACAGGAGTTTGTAAGAAAACTGCAGGGTGCACAGAAAATAGGCAGACTGCACCGAATCGACTGTGGATAACTGCGACTTGGCCTGGATTGTCTCGATGCTTGCCAGATGCGCCATTGGCATGGCAAACGCTGCCTGAATGCACCCTGAATGCTGGCCTAATACCTTGGAAGGGCTAAAAACTGTGTACTTATTTATTTGTTTCTGTGCAAGTGAGCGCATACTTACAATGAAAGTGAGCGCTTACTTGTATTTTTGACAAGGAAACTGGTTTTGAGAGAGTATGAGAGGCGGGTGGTGCATTAGTAAGGTAGCTTGACCATATACAACTCTGTACACAGGATTGTCCACAGAAGTGTATACACTTTGAATCCAGAAGTAACCAACGCTACGAATGATGCTGGCTCGATAGATATAGTGCCAGAACCGCTTAAAACAGGGCTACAAGGCATTTTCTTTATTGCCTGTACCCAAGTCCACCCGAATGCTAGAGATGTCCATTTCGGGCCTAAATCCCTGGCTCCAAATGAATTGATAAATCATCAGCATTTCCATGAATCCTGTGCTGATGTCGCCAGAGCCAGCGCAGAGTAAAGTCTCCCTATCGGGATCAGACAGCTTGCGCTTAAACCAAACTGTATCTGTGTGGCATTTCCTGCCAGTCCTCATTTCGCAGCATCCTTCGGAGGCAAATACCTCCGCACAACCTCACCATCATTTTCAAAACTCAAATCATTGACCACATCATCAAACCCTGTAGTTCCACCATCTGGAAACTTCCCAGGTTGCTTGTCCAGCATCGTCATCTTGGAACCTCTGTAAAGTTTCTTGTATTTGATCACTTCTTGGAGAACTGGTGCTTGGAGGAGGATTTCAATCTCAGCCATTGTCCACAAGTGTTTTTCCCGTGACCCATAGAAGTTCTCATAAATCTTGGCATCCTGATCATCTTTGACCACAACCAAGATTGACCCATCATCCATCTCTTTTTCAATCCCTGGTGCATCTGGCTTCAAAGGGATCACATTGTCCATGCCCCAAGCATCCAGCAACTTGTAACCCTTGATCAGTCCAGACACCGCCTTATCCATCTTTTCGATGTCTCTGGATTTCTGTGCAGCCCAAATTCTCTCTGTCTGCAACCACAATTTTTCCCGAAACTCAGAATCAACTAAAGTATACAGTCTTCCACTTCCCCACTTGGCATCCATTTCAACCCGAACACGCTCCAATCCAATAAGCAAACTTTCTGCATGAACATCAAAAGGGTCAGCAGGGAAACTAGGCATGGCTCCACGAGGCAACTTCAACTTCTTAGACTTATCCACAGGCAACATCCTTTCATCACTTCAAAACAATACTTACAGATAACTGACTCATCAGGACATCCGGAGACAGGACAAATGACATCCTTATAGGATTTGTCATTTGTCTGTCCTACTCCGGACAGACAAATGGCGGACATTTGTCCCTCATTTGTCCATTTGTCCGACTTGTAACAATTCTAAAACTCCTCTTTTTGATCTTCATCACGCACCATCCAGACCAGATTTCCCCTAACTCTGACCTGTCCAGACTCCTGCAAATTCTTCTTACAACGCAACCAAGCCTTGTTAAAAGTATCCTCTGAAGTGTCCTTTTCACGCACCATTAGGCTAAATTCTTGCCGCCAAAACTCCAAATCCACCACCTTCTTAAAGCCCTCTGGCGTACTAGAACTGTAACCTTTAGAGTTCATCGCAATTTTCAGACTTTGCATCTCTAAACGCTGATTTTTACCCTTTCCGGCCTTACTCCCACGCCCACTTTTAGCCTGTTCTTGGCGATCTCTTACCACCGAATCTGACGATTGAACCGCCAAACTGGTGACATCATCAAGCCCAATTCCTGAAGATTTCAGCACCACGGGCACTACCTCAAACCCGATCTTGCGATTGTCTTCCCCGTCCTTTTGCTTGGTTATGGTCAATATTCCCTGACCTGCAATCTCTGTTGACTTGATCATTGAGTCCACTCTGACCAGTTCCAACTCTGTATCCACGGCCCCAAGAAGACTTGAATGTCCCCTTAAACCTTTGGCAATATCCTTTCCCGAGTGGTGCAGGAGCATCAAAGTGCACTGGTATCTATCCATTAATCTCCCACATTGCGTAATAAATGCACCCATATCCTCGCTGGAGTTCTCATTCCCACCACCAAAAGACCTTGCCAAAGTGTCAATAATCACCAGAGATAACGACAATTCATGGCTTGTAAGCATTGCATCAATCGACTCAATGAGGGCCAGAAAGTCCTCATGGTTTGATCTAAGATTGATCTGGTTCCTAATGACATACAGGGGTTCACCACCCTGACTACCCTTGAATATCTTGCAAGCCTTGATCCTTGCGCCCATACCTCCATGCCCTTCTCCGCATATATAAAGCACTGCGCCAGGGCACTTGACGGGGTTTGACATCCACTCCACACCTGATGCCACCGAATAGGCCATGTCCAAAGCCACAAATGATTTAAAGCTGGCAGGTGGGCCATACAGGGCCACAAAGGATTTCTTAGGCAGCACTCCCTCAATGAGCCACTCAACGGGCTGGTCTTGGATGTCATCCCAAGACTCGATCACATAAGATTTCTTTGGTTTGTCTCCTTTGGATAACTCAACTTCAGCGACTTCTAGTGGTTCTGGCGTAACTGGTTCTGTTGCGGTCAAAGCCAAGATGTGTTCAGGTACAAACACTTCATGCACAGACTTGAGG